CCACGGCTGGTGATTATGGTGCTGCCACGGCTGGTTATAGAGGTGCTGCCACGGCTGGTGATAGAGGTGCTGCCACGGCAAGAGGAAAGGCTTCAACCGGATCAAATGGTTTGTCAGTGGCAAGAGGTAACAATGTTCAGGTAAAAGGCGGAATAGGTGCAATTTTGGTCATAGCTGAAGAAGGGGAAGATACGTGTGATATTGTCGATTGGAAGGCTGTATTAGTCGATGGTGAGGTTGTCAAGGCTGATACATGGTATAGACTGGAAAACGGTGAGTTAGTGGAAGTTGATTAACAGTTGACTGATAATACAATTAGAATTTAATTTACAATAATTACCATTTACCAGACATCAGGAAAATGGTTCAAAACAGAAATAGTAATGAAATAAATGGAGCATAGTAAACTGACTCATGGATCCTTATTCAGTGGCATTGGTGGCTTTGAATTAGGTGCTGAAATGGCAGGGATTAAAACCCTATGGAATTGTGAAATTGAAAAATTTCAAGGTGAAATATTAAAAAATAAATTTCCTTATGCAGAAAGATTCACAGATATTACAAAAACAACCGGGCTTCGATATGTGGACATCATTAGTGGAGGATTTCCGTGTCAAGATATCAGCGTTGCCGGAAAACGTGAAGGTATTAAAGGGAAACGATCCGGCTTATGGAGTGAGATGTATAGAATTGTACGGGAGATTAGACCTAAATACGTCATCATTGAGAACTCGCCAGCTCTCGTTATTTCCGGCTTCGAACAGGTGTTATGCGACCTTTCCAAAATCGGGTATGATGCGGAATGGCAATGTATATCAAACTACGCTTTTGGATACCCGCACAAAAGGGAAAGACTTTATCTTATTGCCTACTCCAACAAAATCGGACTACAAGGCGACATTTGCAACAATGGATGCTTTAACTCGATATTTAAACAGTGGGTATCAGATACGAGTGTCGGATATACTTGCGCAAAAAGGATTCTTGAAATCCCAGCGCATAGCACTGTTAGAAATGATGATGGGTTTCCCGATTGGTCACACAGAGTTGGAAGTATCGGCAATGCGGTAAATCCAACAGTGGCAAAATATTTATTCGAGTGTATTAAGATTTTCGATAAACAATTAGCGTAAAACGAAAAAGAAATGAATGAATTAGAACAAGATAAAAGATATGTTTTTGGAGATATGATTATAGTAGCCGGTATTGACGCAAATTCTAATCCTATCTTAAAAATTAGCACAGATGCCGGGAATGTGGTTGTAATGCCATCATCCGATAATAAGATTATTGTAAAATCAACCGTGGATAAATAAAAAAATTAGAAGGAGGTAATTATGGGATCATTTATAGCCCAACAGCCAAACGGCTTATATTGTAGGTTTAGTACAATTGTTGATACAGTCACACACTACAATATGACAAAAGATGATTACATAGAATTATGCAAAGACCGATTAGGAAAGAAACGTGGAGAAGAAGAGGCTAATGATATTTTAAAAAACTATCTGCACCCTTTTAACGATGTTCTTGAACAATTCATTCCTAATAATGATTCGGTTGAAGAGTTCAATATCCGCTTGAAAGAAATGGGATATATGGATGAGTTTAAGTTTAATGGATAATCCTCAAAACTAAAAATGAAATGAAATATCCTAAAGTAAAGAAAAAGAAAAAATTTAAAAGAGATTGTCATAACTGCACTTTCTTTGCTGCATGCGCAGATAGATATCACAGGAATGCTGTGGATTGCAAAAGGTTTAGATTTTGTTCTATGTGTAAAAGTACATAAAGATGAAAAAAAGAATAAGAAATAAAATGATGAATAATCCCGGAAGGTATAAGCTACATCAGTATTTGAAATATGCTCACCAATGGGCGGATACAGTCAGCTATAAATGCCGGTTATATTTGATATTGGATAATGGGAAAATAGTAAAAACCGATTAATAACTGAATAGATATGAGCAAGTCAAAAGAATATATTGAAAGTGAGAGTTTTGTGGTAGTCAATCCCAACTTCCCGGTTATCGCAAAAGAAAATGCTTTTAAAGCCGTTGCAATGGCACAGGAAGAAATGAAACGGAAGGCCATTGAAACTCTGTCCTCTGTTTTGGAGAATTGGATACATGGCGGTGATGCAGACTGTATCATTGCCGAGTTTGAGGAAAAATTAAAATAAGATACAATGAAGACATTGGAAGAAGCAGCAAAGCAAGAGCTTATATCAAGCTATGCAATAGTAATTGAAGGTGAATTAGTCTATCAAAGGCAAGCAATGCTGAATATGTTTAAGAAGGGTGCAGACTGGCAGTCCAAGCAATCTCCGTGGATAAGTGTGAAAGAACGGTTGCCGGAGGAAAACAAAGAATATTTAGTCGTTCTTGACAATAGAGTGGTATACGTAGCTCAATATAATAAGAATAATAAATCTTGGCTCATATATGGAACTGGATATACTTATAATGTTGTCGCTTATATGCCCATCCCGTCTTTCGATGAAATATTAGAAGCCAACAGGGATGTACTTGAACGGATTAAACAGAAAGGAGACTGAGATATGAAATTAAGACAAGCAAAAAAGATAATGAAGAATATCCGTAGAAATGCACGCATGGAGTATTTATACGGATTAGGACGCTCGATGAAGGCAAATGCTATTTGCGTTAGACACTATGGTAGAGTAGACAAATTTACAAAGCTAATCAATCAAATAGGAGATAAAGACCCTCTATTAGCAATTAAATTAATTAGACAATATGGAAATAAAGAACGTAGGACAACTTAGAAAAATAATTGAGAATCTTTCCGATGATTACGAAATAGAAATGCGTATTAGACGCAGATTGACGGATGAAGAATTGAAAAATTGCAGATACCCTTACCCTTACGATACAGAGTATTTAACTCTGGAATTTGACGATATAGGCGTTTCTGACAAAGTATTGTGCTTGGGTGTAACTTCTAATGAATGAACGGTATGGAAATAAAGAATGGAATAATAATTGATGGAGTGCTGCATGAACCATCAGAAGGATTTTGTAATGAATGTTCCTTGTCCCGGGAATGCTGTAATATTTTAGATGATACCTATTGTGCCATACTAGATTTGGGAATAGGTCAGTGTTTTATCAGTCGTGGCAAAGTAACGGATATTAAAACAAAGGAGGAATGATGAAAGCAAAGTATTTTAAAAAGATAAGAAGCCAAGTGAAGTGGTATAAGGTATCATACAGAGATAATTTGTTTTTTGATTTTAGAGATGAAAAAGAGATATTGGCTAAATCTCCTGAAAATGCTTGTGTCAGATATCATAAACGTACTGGATGTTTTGTTAACAAATATAATCCTAACCATATCACACAACATAGCGAATGTCTTTCAAGGTTCAAAGTATGTATAGGTAAGAAAGTAATGTATTTCGATTAAATATGAAAGCAAGAATAAAAAGAAAAATACAAAAACGACCATTTTTATATAATGTAGGACAAGTTTTTAAGGCTTGTGATTGGATTATTACCATCCAGCGTGGAAATATGGTTTGGCGTAGGTATCGTTCATTTGGTACTATTATTAAATCAGAATATTAAATATGAAAGCAAGAGTAAAATCAACAGGGGTTTTGGTGGATGTAATTCCGAAAACAAATACCAATGCGTTACATAGTGGAGATAACATATATGTATGTGATAATATGGTATTCAGAGAGTGTGAACTTGACTTTTTAAATCTTGGAAATTCAGCTATCGACTGGGAACAGCGTAGATACGAATTGGCGAAAGCTGCGATGCAAGGGATTTTAAGTGATAAAACGATAGTTGATTACGCTAGTTCGGAAACAGATTACAAGAAAGGAGAGAAACATACAATACCTATAAGCATTGCTCGGTTTGTAATTGCTTGTGCTGATGCTTTAATTAATGAATTAAAATGATAAAAGTATTAAGAAATAAAACTCCTATCGCTCGCAAAGAGCATAGATGTGAATTTTGCGGTGAAGTAATACACATTGGAGAAAAATATAACAGACAGACCAATGTTTGTGATGATCGTGTTTATGATTGGGTTAGTCACTGTGATTGCTCCCAATTAGCCTATGAACTTAACATGTTTGATGATTGTGATGAAGGTCTTGACGGTGATGGGTTTATTGACAACTTGAATCAGTATGTTTATGACAATCATTATGATGATAAAATATTGGCATTACCACGCTATGAACTTGTAAAGAAGGTATTGTCCGAATTAATACATTAGTGTTATGGATGATGTAAAATTATCATTAAGACAGATAGAAAAAATGGAACACGCTATAGGGTTTGAGCGTGGTAAAATAAAAAGAAATAGATATAAGGTTTATCGTAACTGGTATATTGTTAATCATCCTGATGATGATTGGGAAGAGTTGGTGTTTATTGGTTACGCTAATAGAAGATTGTTAGATATAGAAAAACAAATTGTGTACCATGTTTCCGAACTTGGAATGAAATATCTAGGTGTGTTATTAGGATGTATAATAACGGAGGAGGAATAAACAAGGGCGTAAACTTATTGGATAATTATTATGAGTAAATATAGATACAGAGAAGTAAAGAACTATATCCACAACGAATTAAAGTTGACTAAAGAGGATATAAGGGAGATAATGATTCCTATCATTAGAGAGGAGGTTAAACGAGTTTTCCATAATACTTATGGAAATGATGTTTCTCTGGACAACTGGATTCGATGTATGGTTTCCGATGAAATAAAACGTCAAGGAGGCTATAACATGTTATGGACTTTATGTAAGGAGGCAATAAAAACCGAGCTAACTGACAAATATTCAATTGAGGTAAATCTTAAAGAGAAATAAATTATGAAAGCAACAATAAAAGCAACTGGAGAAATTGTAGAGATTAAGGATTTATATGATGATGGTACTGCATTGGTGGGAAACATGTATATCAAGGTGTCAGAACTTAATTTCTTTAGTGAAAACATTGATTGGGAACAACGTAGGTACGAATTGGCAAAAGACATTATTAAAATTGTTATAGCAAACGATAATGGTATTAATTCTGAGGCAGTCGCTAAATATTCGCTTAATTGCGCTGATGCCCTAATTAAAAGGCTAAAGGAGGAGAATCATGGATAGCGTACAGACACAAACTCTTTCCATTAGAGGGATTGGAGATGGTGAGGCATATATTTGCTTTTTAGATGGTAAATTATGTATTTCTGTTGTCATAGAAGGGAAACAGTCCGATTTTCACTTTGATCCTGTTACGTTAAAGATGTTTGCACATGCTTATAAATTGCATTGTGAAGAGTGTAAAGAGTGTAAAGGAGAATAACCATGACCGAAGAATTTGTAACATTAGAAACAGCGAAGCTGCTGAAAGAGAAAGGATTTAATGAGTATTGCAAAGATATTATTAAAGAAGACAATAATCGGATAATGCAATCTGTGTTCCGAACAAATAAGAATTTGCCAAAATTGTGTTATAGTCGTCCCACTCAATCCGTTGCACAAAAGTGGCTGCGTGAAACCAAGAACCTGCATATCGAAATATCCTATATGTATGAAAACTATTGGACGTATGATATACTGACAATTCCGAGGCATGACTTGATAGGATTGTCTGACAGGCCTATTATCCGTTATAATACCTACGAGGAAGCACTTGAAGCAGGATTACAGGAAGCATTAAAACTTATATGTTATGGAAAATATTAATTTGAACGAACTACGGAATATAGCTTACAAAACAGCTTGCGAGAACGGTTTCCATGATAAAGATCTGAGTAATGCACACATCCTTTGCCTTGTCATTTCCGAGCTTATGGAAGCTGTGGAAGCGGACCGAAAAGGTAGATTAGGAAAAAATTGTAAACGTCGTTTTGAAATGGAATACAATCGTTATCCTGCATTAGTGGAAGAAGAAAAGCGATTTAAGTGCTCCTTTGAAAAGCATATAAAAGATTCACTTCCTGATGAATTGAGTGATGCGGTTATACGCCTGCTTGACCTTGCAGGACTTCGAGGGATAAGCCTTGAACTTGCCAACGGAGATATTGATGACTGTATTGAAGATATGGCAGAAGCCTATAAAGACGAAACTTTCACCGAATCAATCTATTCCATCTCTACACTTCCTGTTAGATATGACGGAATATTTGATTTTTCTATTACTGTGAATGATATGATACTGTCAATTTTTGGACTTGCCAAGCATCTTGGAATAGATTTGCTATGGCATATCGAGCAAAAACAAAGATATAACGAATTAAGACCTATGTTGAACGGAAAAAGATATTGATTATGAAACGTGAAATAAAATTCAGAGGGAAAGAATTTGAAACAGGACAGTGGATAGAAGGATCTTTGACAACATATCCAATATACTACCCAACTATTACACTCGTTGAAGATGCTGAACCTATTCCAAAAAAGACAACTTGTGTAGTTCTTCCTTAAAGAGTCTGTCAGTTCAGCGAAATAACCGATAAGAACGGTAATAGCATCTTCGAACATGATCTAATACTGATTCATGAAA